CAGCACGGTCCGCGGGGATCTATTTCGCATTCATGAGTGGTATGGCTGGTCAGGGCGCCCGAACCAAGGCAAGCGCATGCTGGCCGTTGAAGTGGCAGCCGGCATTGTAGAGCGTGAGCTAATGTGGGGTTTGCGTACGATCAAGAGGGCACGCGTCCAATCAGGCCCAGCGGATAACGCTATCCACAATGTTGAGAATGGGGTGAGCATCGCCATTGACATGTCGCGGCCCGTACGTATTGGTAATTTGATGTATTCCGGGATTGCCTGGACGAGAGCCGATAAGACGGCTGGCTCGGTCAAGAATGGACTGGAGCATATGCGCAAGATGATCAAGCATGCGCATCCGAAAAAGGGACGGCCGCGCGAGTTGCCGGGTTTGTTCGTTTGTGAGGAGTGCATTCAGTTCATGCGCACTGTGCCGAATCTGCCGCGTGATGAAAAGGACATGGACCTAGTCGACAAAAATGCCGAGGACCATGTCTGCGATGAAACGCGCTACCGCGTACGCTTTGCTGGGCAATACGCCAAATCGGGTCGCCATCTCGGGATGTATTAAATGGCAGAACTTTACATCATTACAGGCCCAGAGGGGAAACAATATATTGGGGCTACAAAAAACACCATTGCTCGCCGCTTCAGTGGTCATGTGTCTGATTCCAAACGGACCAATCCGCGCGGTGATGGATCATATCTTCAAAATGCTATGCGTAAGTACGGGGCCGAAAACTTTACTGTTAGGACTTTGCTAGTTGGCCCAAGAGATTTAATATTTGCCTTAGAGGATTATTTCATTCAGTCCTTTGGCACTCGGAGTCCTTCGGAGTACAATACAGTTCGTGGGGGATCGACTGGGGGTGATCCAAGCGAGGAAGTGCGATATCGAATTGGATCAGCGAACAGGGGTAAAGCAATCCATCCGAATCTTCAATCCGCAGTGAAGAAACATCATGCTTACAGAAATGGAACCGAAGAATATCGAGAGAGTCAGAGGAAAGCATGTATGGCTGCGTGGGCAAAACCAGGTCATCGAGAAAAGATGGAAAAAGTTCTTGCAAAGAACAATGCCGATCCTAAGATTCGGAAACAACGGTCACAAAGGATGAAAAAGCTGCGTCAAGACCCAGAATTCAATCGTCGGCTTAAAGAAGCTCAACGATTGAGCAAACAAGCGCGTTTGCATAATTCCAATCAGCTTATTTTGCTGTAAAATTGTTTGCCTTTTCTAAAGAACTGTGTTATGAACTTAGGTAGATTAATGCTTAATCTCCGTATTCCGAGGTAACGATGGCACTCGATTCAAAACATCCCAGTTACACCAAGGCCCTTCCCGATTGGAACTTGATGGCGGACGTCCACGAGGGCGAACGCAAGATCAAGGATCAGGGACAACTTTACCTTCCAGTGACGTCCGGTCAAAAGGCGGACGGTATGAATAAAGGCCAGCCAGGCAAGGCGGCATATGACGCTTACAGGGAGCGTGCTGTGTTCCCGAACAGTGTCAAGGACGCGGTTGAGGCTATGCTCGGTGTGATGCATCACAAGCCACCGGTCATCGAGTTGCCAAAGCCGATGGAGCCTATGCTGGAAAGCGTGACGCTGTTCGGCGAGTCTCTCGAAATGCTCTTGCAGCGTATCAACGAGCAACAGTTAATCACTGGACGCATGGGGTTGCTCCTGGATGTGGCGGACCAATCGCCGGTCGGCACGTTGCCTTATATCGCTACTTACCAAGCTGCAACGATCCTGAATTGGGACGACGGCAAAGTTGGGATGCCCCTTCGGCAAATCCTGAACTTGGTCATCCTCGATGAGTCGGAGCATGAAAGAATCGCCAATTTTGAATGGGAGTTCAAAAAGAAGTACCGCGCTCTCATTCTTGGTGACCCTACGCTCAATGAGGCGGCAGGGGTGTATGCGACTGGCATGTTCGATGAAAACTCTGCAAACTTCAATGCGCTGGATTTGGTGATTCCATCCATCGGCGGTAAAACGCTGGACGAGATTCCGTTTGTGTTTATCAATGCCAAGGACATCATCCCGGAGCCAGACGCGCCGCCCCTCTTGGGCCTAGGCCGTCTTGCCCTTACAATCTATCGCGGGGAGGCCGATTATCGGCAAGCCCTGTTCATGCAAGGACAAGATACGTTAGTTGTCATCGGCGCGCTTGGCGCTACGGGAGGTGAGGGAGCCGTTCCTGGTGAAACCACCTTCCGCACAGGGGCTAATGCGTCCATCGAATTGCCCTCGGGGCCAGGCAACGATGCCAAGTACATCGGTGTCAATAGTGAAGGCCTTACCGAGATGCGTGAGGCCTTGGAGAATGATTATCGGCAGGCCAGTGAAAAGGGAGGCCAGTTAATCGACAGTGTGAGTCGGGAGAAGGAATCGGGAGACGCTCTCAAGATTCGTGTGGCGGCGCGGACGGCGACGCTGAATCAAATTGTGCTGGCTGGCGCCTTCGGTCTAGAGCAAGTGCTCAAGATGGCTGCGCGCTGGCTCGGTCAGGATGACAGTAAGGTCAAGGTCACTCCGAATTTGGACTTTGCTGATGACAGCTTGGACGGTAAGACGCTTAACGAATGGATGACGGCCAAGGCGTTGGGTGCGCCGCTCAGCCTTCGCACTATCCATGATCGCATGCATGAGCGGGAGCTAACCGACATGGACTTCGAGGAAGAGTTGGCAGAGATCGAAAAGGAAAAGGAACTCGATTTGACATTCATCGAAGGTGCTAAGGATGCAGACTTCAACCGTTCACAAGACGCGGCGGACCTTGCGGCGGAACGTGACGATGAGTGACGGCACAATAAAGCGCCCGTCAGTGCAGGACTCGGGAGTAGCATCTTACTTCTCTGGCACTATTGCCCTTGATTTCTTCCGCACCATGACTGGCAAGTTCCTCGGTGGAGGTATTGGCCGCGGCGTGTATGTACATGGCACCGATCCATCGCTCGTGGTCAAGATCGAAACCGCCACCCACTCGTTTCAGAATGTCGCAGAGTGGCAGGTCTGGAGCGACCTAGAATATACAGAACAAGACGCCCTGAAATGGTTTGCCCCTTGCCATTACATAAGCCCATGTGGTATAGTCTTAATTCAGGCGCGGACTCGTCCGATGGAAGAGTCCGCCTTCCCTGAAAAGATGCCATGCTTCTTCACCGACTTGAAGTACAGTAATTTCGGGCGATTCAATGGACGCATCGTGGCCCATGATTATGGGCTGCATCGATTTATCAATCTAGGCGCGACTGCCCGTATGCGAATCGCCAATTGGCGAGATGACAAGGAGAGTTGAGATGGTAAGGTTGCCTGAAGGAATGCGCATAAGTTTGAGCGTATACCTGACAAGCGATGCAGCGGGAATTAACGCTGTTGTTTCAGTGGGCGGTGGGAAGGCCATAAAGGAGGATATCCCAGCGTCCTTGGTTGATGTTGCGATTTCAACAGCGGGCGAGACTGCAGGGATAAGTGATTTCCGGCCAATGACGGATGAGGAAATCGCCGTTTATATTAAGGCCCAAGAGGAAGACGAGGACAATGAGTGATCATCCAAGCGTTGCTGAATCTATCATGCATAATGTATTAACGTCGCCGGTCACATTGGCCAAGCTTGCGGCGCGAGGTATGTTTGTAAGTGTGCCTTTGAACATGCCACAGGATATCCATAGCGTTGATTGGACGATTCTATTCGATGGCGAACCGACAATCAAGTCCATCATTGAGATCTATGCGCCGGGCGACAATACGGGGTGGGCCGTGGCATACAAGCCAAATGTGGACGGTAAGCACACGGGCGAGACCGAATTGATCTTCGGTCAATGGCAACTTGTCCGTGGCAAGCACGACTTTTCGCGGGCATCTGCAAAGGCTAAGCGTGAGGCTGGTGAGTCGCCGTTGGTTGATGAAAAGGCTAAATTTGAATTAACCGACCGAGAATTGGAGAAGGAGGCCTAATGCAAATCTATGTCGATATGGACGGGGTGCTGGCCGACTTTGATAAGCATTACCTTAAGACCTTCGGCAAGGTGCCAATGCGGCCAGGAGGAGTGGACTGGAAAGCGGTGCGGGAGCATAAGGGTTTTTACCAGTCCATCCCGCAAATGCCGGACCTAGACATGCTTTGGGATCGGTTGTATCCATACAAGCCCATCGTGCTGACCGGCATCCCGTCGTCAGTAGCCGAGGCAGAGGCAGAGGACAACAAACGGGAATGGTGCAAGCGGCACTTGACACCGGACACTGAAATCATTACGTGTCGCGCCAAGGATAAGCATACGTTTTGCCAGCCCGGCGATCTGTTGATCGATGATTATGAAAAGCACAGGCAGTTATGGATCGATGCTGGTGGTCTTTGGATCACGCACATAAACGCCAGAGCTACGTGCGCGTGGCTCACCGAACTGGGCATTATCTAACCAATGACCATCGACCCAACCAAACAGTTACCCGGCGGCGTTCTCACGTTCAATGAGGTATTCTTTGATTCCGTGATCCGGCATCAGATTGGACTCATGCGTCTATCGGGATCGATCAGTAAGCGCGTCATTGCGCTGCTCGATGCAACTGAGCAAGACATGGCGGACAAGATCAGAAGTCGCCTAATTGGGCGCCGTGGGCTTAATACCCCGGCCGATGTCATCCGTATGCAACGATTGATTAAGGTCTTGCGGGGCACCCGGATTACAGCGTGGAAGCAAGTCACTGCGTTATGGGTGAAAGAGATGCAGGACTTGGCCGTAGCGGAGCCGGGCTTCATGGACGGATTGCTCAAGAGCAGTGTCCCGGTGATCCTGGATACAGTGATCCCGCAAACCAGTTTCCTTAAGGCCATTGTGACGAGCAAGCCGTTTGAAGGTCAGACGATGAAGCAATGGGCGGACACCATTGCACGTGCAGACCTGACCCGCATTGAGCAACAAATTCGAATCGGAATGGTCCAAGGAGAAACCGGACCGCAGATCGCCCGCCGTATTGTGGGCACAAAGCGCCTTCGCGGTGTGAACGGAGTGACAGAGATCACACGGCGACAGGCTGTAGCAGTAACCCGCACTGCGGTCAACGGCATTGCCAACCATGCCAAGCGACTCTATTACGTTGAGAACAAAGACCTGTTCACAGAGGAAATGTACGTTGCAACATTGGACAGTCGCACGACGCATATTTGCATGAGCCTAGACGGCAATCGTTATGAGATTGGCAAAGGGCCAATTCCGCCGGTTCATTTTCAATGCCGCTCAATGCGCGTTGCTGTACTGACCCCAGAGGTCATAGGCAACCGCCCCATTCGCCAATTTACGCAAAAGGGACTTGTCCGTGAGTATAGCCGTCAGAATGGACTCAAGGTACAAGGCAATCGAGCCAATTTGCCCAGAGGGCACAAGGGACCATTTGATTCATTCGCCCAGAAGCGTATGCGGGATTTGACTGGACGGGCGCCAGCCAAGACCACATATCAGGAATTCCTCGGTCGGCAGACGTCCGAGTTTCAAAACGACGTGCTTGGCGTTTCGCGCGGCAAGCTGTTCCGGGATGGCGGATTGACGCTCGACAAATTCGTCGACCAAACTGGTAAACTGTTCACCCTTGAGCAATTAGCCGCTGCGCACGGGGCCGCGTTTAAAGCGGCGGGTGTTGCGGTATAAGAATTTGCCGTCTGTTGATGCATCGACAGGCGGTGATATTGGATCGCATGGTGTGATCCACCAACCTGTACAGGAAAAGGACTAATGACATGACTACCAAAGCACTATTCATTACGGCCAAGGGCGGAGCGTTACTCCCCTATGGGCCGAAGACCGTTTTCACTGCTGCGGCGTCCGATATCTGCACTGCCACGGCGCATGGCTTTCAAACGGGCGCAGGTCCGTACAAGGTCATGAACAATGTCGCTGATGCTCCGGCTGGTCTCGTTGAGGCCGTGCACTCTTTCTCCTTCTTCGTGTGTACGAGTCCCATTGCGACCGATACCATTACCATCGCTGGCAAGGCGTATACATACATCGCTACTCCGGCGGCGGACGGAGATATCGATGTTGGTGCGGCGACGACCGTAGGCACGGCCAAGTCGATGGCCAATCTCGCGGCGGCGATCAATCGGGATATCCTTGCAGCGGCGACGACTTACGACCTGGACACGGCTCGAAACGATTCCGTTAAGGCCGTTATCACCGATGTTGCGGCGACCACGATCCTGCGCATCGTGGCTCGTACACTCGATGCCACGCTTGGTGATGCCATCACTTTGGCCTCCACGGGCGGCACGATGGTGGCCGATAATGCCACGTTGGAGAATGGTGCCTCCGGGACGGATTACTGGGTCATTCGCCTCAGTGCCGACACGTTCAGCTTGGCCACAACCAAGGCATTGGCCGAGGCCGGGACGGCCGTGGACATTACCGACGCGGGCACGGGCATCACGACCCTGGTCAGCACGGTTACGACTGTCGCCGAGGCGATGGAAGAAGTGCTCCTTGGGTCTCTCACGGCGACTGGTGCGCGGGTTTACCCAGCGGCGCACAACATTGCCAAGTTCTGGCAGTCACAGATCGACGGCTCGGTACTCGCCGACATCTCGTAACTTGTGGCCATTGGGGCCTGGGGTCGGCGCTAGGTTGCCGGCCGCTATACTTGGAGTGCAGGAATTCACAGTTTTCTAGAATTCCTGCACTCCTACTATACCGAACCGAGGAGATCAAATGAGCGATTTACAAAAGGCCGAGGCACTATTAACGCGAGGCCGAATTCATCCCAGTGACCCGCTCTATCGCAAGCCGGTCATGATCGGATCGACCGCAGGCCTCACGGAGCGAGGCCAGTTCCCCGAGTATGAAGAGTGGATTGCTCGGCGGAACAAATCGGATGCTTGTTGATGTTGCCTTCGGGCGACATTTAAGGCTTGCATGTAGGCTGAAAGCAACATGCCGCGTTAGCTCAACAGGCAGAGCCCTCCCTTGTAAGGAGGCAGATCGGGGTTCGATTCCTCGGCGCGGCACCAACAAAAGGAGTGAAAGATGATTCAATTAGGTGATACCGTTCTGTACCAATTGTCGGACGATGATGCGGCAAGCATCAATCGACGGTATGAACATGCTTCCCATAATCGGGATATGATGCGAGTCCGCAAGGATGGGTATCAAGCGCACTTTGGAAATAAGGTTTACATGGGTGTGCCGGTGCCAATGATTGTTACCAGGGTGTGGTCAAGCACTTGCGTCAATGGCCAAGTGATCCTTGACGGCAATGACTCGTTGTGGGTGACCAGTGTTTGCGAGGGCGAAGGCCCTGGCAACTGGGGGAAACGCATCTAATTTGGAACTGTGCATGATGCACAGTTCCTTGCGCCTATGAGGCGCGCAACTGATTCGGCGTGGCCGGGTCAAAAAAGGAGAGAGTCATGGCACTCGAACTAATGTACGAAAAGAAAGAGGACGTTCCCGAGGCGCATATCGAACTCTACACCGAGGTCGAGGGCAAGTGGCAGCTTACCGGCATCAATGGCCTTGTCACCAAGGCCGATGTCGACAAGTTGAACGTTGCTCTCGGCAAGGAGCGCACCGATCACAAGGAGTCCAAGAAGAAGGTCGCCGTTTGGGCCGAGATGGATAAGGAAAAGGTCGATGCGGACTTGGCCGAACTGACCGAGTTGCGTGCAGCGGCCGAGGCCGGCGAAGGCGGCAAAGACGGCAAAGAGAAGTTCGAAGCGGGGGTCAAGGCCGCGGCCGAGGCTCGCATTGTTGCGGCCAAGGTGACTTCTGACCGTGAGAACTTGGATCTGAAAAAGGCCGGGGAAGAGAAGGACGAGAAGATCCTGGGCTTCGAGCAGGCGAACACCATTCGCACCATCGGCGATGCAGTGCGCACGGCGGCTACAGCTTCCAAGGTCATCGATACGGCAATCGACGACGTGTTGATGTATGCCGAGCGCCAGTTCGAGATCAATGACGAAGGCCTCGTGTTGACCCGTGACCAGGTCGGTGTGACCCCGGGCATTGCCCCTGATATCTGGCTGTCCGAGATGCAGGAGAAGCGTCCGCATTGGTGGCCGGCATCCACGGGCGGCGGTGCCGGCGGTGGCACTGGCGGGGCGGGCTTCGCCAAGAATCCGTGGTCAAAGGAGCATTGGAACCTTACGGAGCAGGGCAAGGCCATCCGCGAGGATAGGCCCAAGGCCGAACGGATGGCAGCATCGGCCGGTACATCCATCGGCGGGAGACAGCCGGCGCCGAAGGCTAAGGCCTAAACGAGTCGTCCGTCTTTGTCGAGTCGCGCTTTTTCCGTTACGCGATTGAGGGTCGGCATTTCGCCGGCCTTCACTCGTGCCTCTTTGCGGTTCTTGGCTTCGATGTATTGGCGCTGCGCTACAGCGCCGTTGTCTTGGTAGTCCGTTATGATGTACCAGGGCATTTGATTATCTCCCTTGATGGTAGAGGTCATTGGTCTGTCCTCCAACCTTTATTCCATGCCGTCTAAGATTACGCCGAATTCTTCTTGCAATCTTTCAATTTCCCACTTGCCCGCGTCGTCATTTATGTCAATATCGTGATGCAAAATATCCAAGGCTACCTGGATCAGGTCGTCGATTAGACGCGATTTCCGTTCTTTGTTTAGCTTCATGGCAGTCTCCTTGCAAGTTTACGCCAAGCTTCCTGTGCGATTTCTGCTGCTTCCGGCGCTTGGCGAGCAAACAGTTTGAGCGCCTTAATTGCTTGCACCCGCTGAGCTTCCGTTTTTGCTCCCGAGTTGGCAACCTCAAATGCGCGGTTGGGTTTCATAGGTGTTATCATGATTGCCTTTTCCTTACTTGCGCGCTACGCGCAGGGCGTCGGTCGTGGTAGGAAGCACCTTGCCGCTTCCGCCGCAGCCGTAGCACATGTCCCCGTCGATCTCGTTGTAGCTAAACTTGCCTCCTCCGCCGCAGCGCGCGCAGGTCTTGAGGGTCATTTTGCCGGCCTTAATCAACCGGCGCTTTGCGATCCGCAAGAGCTTGTCAACATTGGCGCGGCGCTCTACCGGGATATCCTTAAGCTCGGTGCCCAGGACCAGGTCAAGCAACTTGTGGGCTGCGGTGCTCAGCCGGTCGTATCCGATCTTCCAGGTCCGCGCCTTCTGCTCGGCCAGGGTGACCCAGCCATCGATGCTTGACCAAGAGATCGCGACGTTGCCTTTGGCGTTGTGGAAATTGATGCTGTATTCCTCCGTGGGTGTGCCGGCGACTCCGTGCAGCCCGGCGCCTGTGCAGTGCAGCGTGCCGATGGGGGTCTCAACGTCCTTGCCCATCAGGGCCTTGGCCTCGGCGTATGTGGTGGGGGCGGTAAAGGTCATTGGGTTCCTCCTCGGTATGATGTAAAAATAAGCCTTCCATCGCTCCAAGTCAACCAAAATCGACCAATGATGTAAAAACGCAAGAATATTACCCAATTCCCT